TTCTAAAGTTACCTTAGTTTTTTTATTAACTAACTAATGGTTTCTCAACATGACTGAACAACTACTTCTATCAGAAAAATCCTTAGCACGGAAATGGGGAATTTCTCATAAAACTTTGCAAAGGTGGCGTTGGCTCAAAACGGGCCCTGCCTACATCAAAATTGGTGGCCGTATCAGATATAGCACTGATTCAATTAAGGAATATGAAGATAGCAATCTTCATGGGTCTCCTACTCCTCCGATGTCTCCAATATCAACTTCAATTGCATAAAATTATGAATAACACGATAACCATAGATTCTGCTCGTAATATCCCAATTGGGCAATTATCCGAGCTACCAATAGCAACTTTAGTTTCTTTGCAAAGAGATGCTAATGATCATCTTGATAAAGCCAAGAGATTAAAAGATTGGCTAGATTCTGCTATATCTCTTAAATATCAAAATAAATCGACTCAAGCTAGAGAATTTTATGATAAAGTAACTGGTACAATCCATTTTAATGATGGCAATTTCAAGGTCACTTCAATTATTGCCAAAAAAGTTGATTGGGATCAATCAAAGCTTAAAGAGGTAATCTCTCAAATCAAGGAACATGGTGATAATCCTTACGAATATGTAACTGCTACCTACAAAGTTTCAGAAACTAAATTCACTGCTTGGCCAGAGCATATCAAGAAATTCTTCAGACCTGCCAGAGTTTTAAAAACAGGCAAAGAAACCTTCAAAATTGAAGAAATTAAGGAGGTTGGCCATGAGTAAATTACCAATAATTAGCGCCGATGAGCGCATGAAGGAGCAAAGAGGAATAAAAGGTTGTATCTTCGGTCCTTCAGGTTGTGGCAAGACTTCACTTCTTTGGACTCTAGATCCAAAAACAACCCTCTTTTTTGATCTTGAAGCTGGTGACTTGGCCGTTGAAGGATGGTCTGGCGATACAATTCGCCCTAAAACTTGGGAAGAATGTTGTGATTTTGCAGTATTCATTGGTGGGCCAAATCCTGCACTTCGTCCTGATCAAAAATACTCTCAAGCACATTTTGATGCGGTTTGTCAGAAATTTGGCGATCCAAAATCTCTCGATAAATACCAAACCATCTTCATCGATTCAATCACTGTAGCTGGTCGATTATGTTTTCAATATTGCCAAGGTCAACCAGAAGGCATTTCTGATAAAACAGGTAAAGCTGATACTAGAGGAGCTTATGGTTTACATGGTCGTGAGATGATTGCTTGGCTTACTCATCTACAACATACAAGAAGCAAAAATATTTGGTTTGTCGGCATCTTGGACGAAAAGCTAGACGACTTCAACCGCAAATATTTTCAGCCTCAAATAGAAGGATCAAAGACTGGTTTAGAACTACCAGGCATTGTCGATCAGGTCATAACCATGACCCAAATTACCCCTGAAGAAGGTGAGTCCTATCGAGCATTTATTTGTCAGACGCTCAACCCTTATGGCTACCCAGCAAAAGATAGATCAAGGCGACTAGAAGTAATTGAAGAACCTCATTTAGGCAAGTTAATGACCAAAATTAAGTCAGAGGCAAAACCGATCAATGAGCATCTTCAATACAGTAATTTCAATAATATTAACTCAAATAATAAATAAACTATGTGGAACGATTTTAATAATTCAGATAATCAACAATCTTTTGACGTAATTCCTAACAACACTCTAGCTAAGGTTAGAATGCAAATCAGACCAGGCGGTTATGATGATACAAATCAAGGCTGGAATGGTGGATATGCAACTAAAAATGATAATACAGGATCAATCTATCTTTCTTGTGAATTTGTAGTCACAGAGGGTGAATTTGCTAGAAGAAAGATTTGGAGCTTAATTGGTCTTCATTCAGAAAAAGGCCCTGAATGGGCAAATATTGGAAGATCATTCATCAAGGCAATTCTTAACTCATCAAAAGGATTTAAAGAATCTGATGTTAGCGAGGCTGCACAAAATGCCAGAAGAATCAAAGGTCTTGCTGATCTTGATGGCATTGAATTTTTAGCTAAAATCACAGTTGCTCAGGATCAAAATGGTAATGACAAAAATGAGATCAAATTTGCCATAACTCCTGATCATAAGGATTATACCAAATTAATGGGAAATATCTCTCATCAATCTCAGCAGAGTCAACCAACCCAAACTCAACAGCCAAATAATAATCGTCCTGCTTGGGCGCAGTAATCATTAATATTTTTTAAGGATATCAAATGATACTAAGACCAAGACAGGAGGAATTTGTAAAAAAGAGTGTTGCCGCACTTCAAGAACATGGCAACACTCTTGGCATAGCTCCAACAGGAGCGGGAAAAACGATTCTGTTTTCTGCTGTTACCGGAAAAATCATAAATAAGAAGCAAAAGGCATTAATTCTTGCTCATAGAGATGAATTAACTTCGCAAAATCAAAGTAAATTCCTGCGAGTTAATCCTGATATCTCTACATCAATTTTTGATGCAAAAACCAAGTCATTTGATGGTCAGGCAGTTTTTGCAATGGTACAAACATTATGCAGGCAAAATAATTTATCTGAGATTCCTAAAATTGATTTTTTGGTTATTGATGAGGCGCATCATTCAACCTCTGATTCTTATCAAAGGATAATTTCAAGAGCAAAAACTCTAAATCCAAATCTTCTAATTTATGGCGTAACTGCAACGCCAATGCGAGGTGATAAGAAAAATCTATCTGGCGTTTTCTCTAATGTTGCTGATCAGATCAGAATTTCAGAATTAATTGCGCAGGGACATTTAGTGCCTCCAAAAACCTATATTATTGATGTTGGCACGCAAAAGGATTTAGGAAAAATCAAAAAGACTGCCGGTGATTTTGATATGAGTGAAGTGGAAAAAATCATGAATAAATCACCTATCACTGATGCGGTTTTTAGCAAATGGCAGCAATATGCTTCAAGCAGAAAAACAGTAATATTTTGCTCAACTGTTAAACATGCAATTTCTGTAGCTGAAGCCTTTAATAATAATGGCGTTAAAACTTCTCTAATTCATGGTGGATTAAGTGATAATGAACGCAAAATTGCTTTAGCAGAATATGAAAAAGGCAATGCCCAAGTCATTGTAAATGTTTCAGTTCTAACTGAAGGCTGGGATTATCAACCAACTTCCTGCGTAATACTACTTCGTCCCTCGTCATTTAAATCCACTATGATTCAGATGATTGGCAGAGGACTTAGAGTAATTGATCCTGAAATTCATCCCAACATCACCAAAGAAAATTGCATAATTTTAGATTTTGGAACATCAAGCCTGACTCATGGCTGTTTGGAAGTTGATGCTAATTTAGAGACAAGAAAAAAATCAGAAAATAAGAAAAAACAAAATAATCAAAAAAGCTGCTTTGAGTGCAATACTCTTATTCCTTCAGCTTCAAAAGAATGTCCATTATGTGGTGCTGATTTATCGGTAAATGAAGAGGCAACAAAATCAGAATTAACTGATTTTGAAATGACGGAAATTGATCTGCTAACCAAAAGATCAAATTTCAAATGGTGCGATTTATTTGATGATAGCTCTTCTTTCATGGCATCTGGTTTTAACGCCTTTGCAGGTGTCTTTTTCTTAAATGATAGTTGGAATGCCATTGGTGGCAGTGAAGTTTTTGGCATAAAGATAATTGCTAAGGGATCAAAGCAAATATGCCTCGCTAAAGCTGATGATTTTCTAAATGAATATGAAACTTACGAGAATGCCTATAAATCCAAGAAATGGTTAAATGAACCAGCCTCAGTAAAGCAACTAAACCTACTTCCTAACATCTACAGAACTGATTTTGGCATCACCAAATATAAGGCTGCCAATCTTCTTAAATTCCACTTCAACAAGTCAGCAATAAAGAGCCTGCTTCTAGATCAATCTCAAATGAGTAACGCCTTATGAGAGTATGCAACATTTGTTACAAACAGGCTCAGGGTTTTGGATTTATTCCACCGCCTCTTCGAGCAGGAGATCCAAGAAATCGGAAACAACGAAAGCATTTTTGCTCTCGAAACTGTCAGGAAATTTTTTATCAATATTTTAAGTCAAACAACATGATCGATTTAACAAAAGCAGAAAAAGACTCAATTGAATCAGCATTAAAACCAGTTGGTGAATATGTAGCAGAAATTGGGATGAACAGACCAGTTGCTGATTACTCCAGAGAAGAAGTTCTTTGCCTGATTGAAGTGGCAGTTACGGCCTATCAGGACTCAATGAGACAAAAGGAAGAAGATTCAAATTCAATGGAGGATTTGCCATGCTAGATTTTAATCATAAGCCCAAATTATCAGAGCAAATATCGATATTAATTGATAAATCTCTTACCCAAGAAAATGAGAAGCAAGAGCCTAGAAATTATCTTGGCGCATCTCGTCTTGGGGTAAGTTGTAGCAGAGCTTTACAATTTGAATATACCAACACGCCAAAAGATGAGGATCAAAATTTCACAGGCAAGACATTAAGGATATTTCAGGCAGGACATGTTTTTGAAGAGTTGGCAATTAAATGGCTAAGGCAAGCAGGATTTGATTTAATAACCGAGAAAAAGGATGGCTCTCAATTTGGATTTTCTGCTCTAAATGGTAAAATCAAAGGTCATGTTGATGGTGTAATTATTGATGCGCCCAAGGAATTAAAATCTGAGTTAAATCTAACATTTCCGATGCTTTGGGAATGTAAATCACTCAACAATAAATCATTTAACGACACAGTCAAAAAAGGCTTGGCAGTATCAAAGCCAATTTATGCGGCGCAAATTGCCATCTACCAAGCCTATATGGAAAGTTCTATTGATGGCATATCAAAAAATCCCACCCTCTTCACAGCAATT